CACTTTCGTAACCTTCACCTCTTCGGTAAAAAATCCAATGTTCATTTTTTCTTCCCTTTCATGTGTAACGCCTGCGCGTTTTCACGAGGCGCATCTTGTTTCATTGTTTCAAGAGGCGGCTGCTCCAAATAAACAGCCGCCCCGGATTCGACCATACGTGCAGCTTCGGCGGAATCCCAAAGGATTTCCGATCCGAATGGATAAGACTCGGAGTCTGTCGCCATGCTGCAAAGTAGTTTGATCTTGGTTTTCATGGATTACGCCTGCAACATGTGCTTGATGGGGTTGGTGCCCGCGTTCAAGATTTTGCCGTCAATTTCGGTGAAGGCGATAAAGCCCACCTGATCATTGTCAGCAAAACGCTCATCCAGACGGCGCAAACGCACCGTGCCCACTTCGCGAATCTTGTACTTGCTCAGGTCGCCAAACAGAAAAGTCTTGGTGCCCGTGGCAAGCGTGGACTGCATGGACTGGTTGCGGTAATACGGGAATCCGGCAAGCATGGACGGCATACCCATCTGGCTGCTTGGCTGCCAAAGGTATTGGCCTTGGCCGTCCTTCAACTTGCGCACTGCGTTCAGGATGCCGCTATGCAGCATGAATCCCGCATTGACCTGATAGGCCGGGTCTACGCTGTTGATCAAGTCATAAATCTCGTCGAATGTGACCGCAGTCGCCGAGGCCGTTGTCTTGCCCGCCACGCTGCCATTGACGATGCCGTAAGGCTCACCCGCGCCTGTGCCCGTGGTGAAAAGGGTCTCTTCCCTGCGCCCAAGGCGTTCGCCCAAAAGTGAGCCAATGAACGATTCAAGATTAACCATCGAATCACGGAAAAGCTCAAATGGGACCTTGACAAAGTTGGACGTCTGCTTGTGCGCGTACCAAGTCTGCTGACCGACTGAAATGTCCGTGGTGTTGGCCCCGCTGTTTTCGCCAATGGCCGCGCCCGTGTTGGACGTGTCATCCACGGTTGGCCACGGCAAGGGGCTTCCCGTCGTGGTACGGATAATCTCCGCCACCTGGCGCACGCTGCCAAACAGAAGCCGCGCCACTTCAATCTGACCCATCATGGACTGATCCGTGCCCGTCAAGTAGCCGCCCTGCCCGCCGTTGACCGCGCTCTGCGCCCGCGCTTCGCGCTGCATTTGCGCGTATTCCGCTCCGCTCCGACATTCAAGCGTTAGCTCTTTGGCGTTCGGGTCAATGCCAGACGCCATGCAAGCCCGCATTTCCTCATCGCTGACCGTTGCCCCGGCTTGACGGCGCAACCAGCCGTTGACCGCCTTGGCGCGGATTTCCGATTGTGTTCCGGGAAGCCCGCCGCTGATTTCATTTTCCGCCGTGCGTTGTTCTTTTTGCAGGTCAATCGGGAATTCCGCCGCAAGCAATTTGGCGCGGGAATCCGTTTCATGCGCCTTTTTCATGCGCGAAAGGCGTTCTTCCAACTCGTCCGCCTTGGTGTTCAGGGTCTCCCATTTGCTGCGTTGCTCGGTGTTTAGCGGCTCTGTAATGTCCGCAAGGCTGCGGATTTCAGCCGCTACCCCGTTCAATTCCTCTGCCAACTTCTTGTAGTCTTCCATTTTTTGTTTCCTTTTTTTGTTTCCCGCGAAAACGGAAAGGCCGGATTCGCGGCGTTATTTGCCACAAATCCGGCCTTGTGAGTTATTTAGCTCCAGTGTCCGGGGCGTTCAGGCGTTAGCCCTGCACCTTTGTCTCTGCCCGGAATATAACCTAAATTGTTTTTGCTGTCAAGCCCCTTCGCCTGGATACCGCCACGCGATCCATGTGGGATTTGTCCATTTCCTGATTTTTGCTTTCAAATTCGCGCATGAAAGATTGGATGCCGTCCGCATCTAAACACTGGCTTCTGACTCCTGCGGTGGTCTTGTCATAAGCCGGAAATGTCACCGGGCCAATCTCAAACACCTTGACCGAGTGCAACTCCCGCACATACACCTCGCCCACCTGTGATCGGCTTTCGCCGCCGTCCATGACCTGGAACATGAAGCTCGCGCCGTCAATATCGCCACGCCGCACACTCTCCGCCAAGTCCCGCGCCGCTTGTGTGTCCGGCAAGCTCACCTCGTAGGCAAGCCCAACATCATCCACCGTTACCCGCATGGTGCCGCTGGCCGTCCGCCCAAGCACAATATCCTCATTGTGGTTGAAAAAGCTGCGGATATCAGTCTTTTCCGTGATGGTGTCAAACGCTGTGCGCATGATCCGCTCTTTGAAAATGCCGCCATAGTCGTACTCGGTCTCCGGCGTGCCGTCATAAAAGACCGCGCCGTACCCGTGCAGGGTATTTCCCCCGCCGTCATTGGCGCGGATTTCCGGCTTGTGCGCAAATGTGCGCTTTTCAAACTGCTTCATTGTATGGCCTCCATGATGTTTTGCAGCATTGATTCCAATGCGCGTTTCTTAACGATACTTTCCTTCGCCCCGCGTTCCTGTAAAGCGGATGCGCATTTCTCTACCGATTCCATAATAACTTCGCTCCACCGCGCAAGGATTGTGTCGGCCTCACCGCATCCCAACTTGCTGAATGCGGATGAAATCGCGGCAAGCGTGTCCGAGATAATGGGCTGTGATTCCGCTCTGTACTCGCCAAGCCATTTATCCGCACGTCCCTTTGTGATTGCCGCCGATGCCTGCAATGTGCCTCGGTTAAACATCCGCGTCGCGTTATCCGAAAGGATGCGCTCAAGGTCGCCGCGCAATATGTCGCTCCGCTGTGCGGTTCCGCCGTCAGATGTTTTTGTCGGGTCAAAGTTATTGGTGGGCAAAACGATAGTGTCGAATTTAGGATCATTGATCGGGTTCATGTTCTCAACCCGCCGCACTTCGTTTACTGTCATAAACGGCACATTGCCAACTGCCTTTTGGTAGAACGCGCTCCGCGCTGCAAGGTCTGCGCGCAGTAGGCTTTTCCGCTCAAACTCAATAAATGAATCTTGCCGCTCTTTCGGCGTTAACAGCTTGATGTTTAGCTCCTGCTCAATCTCAACCATGAGCGGATCCAGCGCGTCATCCAAATAACGCTGGTTTTCTTGCTCCAAAGATGCGTAACTTTGCGACCCGGTCACGCCTAATTTATGCACTGGCAAGTTGAATATGTTTGCCACCGCTACCACGTTGGCATTCAAAAGCTCCAAGACCTGCGCGTCTTTTGGGTTAATGGTGAGCGGCTTTGCGGTTATTCCCTCCTCTAGCACCGCCGTTTTGTGCGAGTTTTCAATGCCTGAATAAAGCAAGTGGAAAGATTCTTTAAGCCTGTCCTGCGCCTCTTTGCTAAGTGTGCCCGGATGCTCCAGAACAATTGACACCTTTGCCCCGTTCTTAAAAAAATTTGCTTGCCACTTTGATGCGCCTATACCCATGCCAAATGTCTGCCGTGCGTATTGAACGACCGAATAACCTGTAACCCCGTTCCATGAGGTGCCCCGCAGATGCAGTATTTCGTTTGGCTGGAAGATTGTTATCTTTGTCCCGGATAGGGTGTAGGCATAATAAATGTTTGATGTTCCCTCTTCCCGCGCAACGTTCATATTGTTTCCGTCTAGCATGTGCAGTGCCTTTACCGTGCCCGACACTGTGCGCTCAATGAACGCATAAGCGTTGCCATTCAAAAGGCGTTGCACCATCATGGCGAACCAAAAATTAAACGCAGTCATAATCTGGTTCGGCTGCACTGCGATCAGTTCTGATATTGGGTTTTTACGGTCGCGCTCCCGTGACCCGTTCGCGCCGTACCGATAAACATGTATGGCTGTCTTTGCCGTGTCCTTTGCAAGGCAATTCACCGCGCGCCAAACGGCATGATACCCCATTGCCGTTGTGTTGTTTACCGATACGCCCGTATCAACGGGGCCACCGATTAGCGCATCTGTAAGCCAGGCGTCCGGGTCACTCAATTTTGTTGATGGATTTTCAAGGCTCATAGTACGATTAGCTCCTTTGTTTCGTAGATGGATTCTTTCGATTGTGTGTATGCCGAGGCAAGCGCGGTGCACATTACCGCCGTTACAACGCCGTCAATCTTATTCTTTGACTTCTCTTTGTCCGGTTTTATGTTGCCCTCGGAGTCCATTTTCGCCTGTGTGTTGCGAATCTGCCAGCGCATAATATCGCTGCCGGAGTGCGCCATCTTGCCGTTGTTTATGCGCCTGATAAATTCAACGGTTGGGGCGGCAAGCCACCAATGCGTTTGCCCGAATATCTTGACGTTAAACCCGTCGCTCTGTAACTGCTGCGCAAGCTGTGCGCCTTGGTAAAGCCTGTCAACTGCCAGTACTGAAATGCCAAACTTGTCCGCAAGCGCGTTAATGTCGCTGCGCACAAGCGCATAATCTGTTTCGTTGCCCTCTGTCAAAACAATCTCGCCGCGCCGCTCCAGCGCAATGTAGTCTATTCCGTGCTTCCTTGACCGTGCCACAATGTTGTGCCGGGTTGTCCAGTGCCACCAATAATAGTCCCAAGTGTCATCCTCATCGCCGCGTTTGAAGCAAAGGCATAGTGCGGTCAAGTCGGATGTTGACCCTATGTCCAACGCCGCATAGCATTCCTTGCCCGTGTAAAACTCTAAAGGCGGATGTCCCTCGGCGCACTTATCCCAAGCCGCCATATCAAACATCCGCGCCTCTGTCTCTGTCCGGATGTTCAAATGTAAACGCTTGAACACGTTCTCATAGGCTGGATTGGTCTTTGCCTTTTCGCATTCTGTAACCATGTATTCAGGGCGCAAGCTCACCCCGTAATTGGGATTGGCCTTGCGCCATGTGTCCTCTGACGTCCAATCGTCCTCAATGCTGGCCTCGTAAATCACAGGCAAGAAACTCAAATCACGTATCACTCCGTCCCGCACATTTACCGCATAATCCCGCCGCTGGTTACATGGACTACCTTGACGGTCGTGGTCTGCCGTTGTGATTATCAGCACAAGAGGCTCCCGCCTTGAGCCTGTGCTGGTAACAAGCACGTCCAGTAGCTCGGAATTTTTATGCACGTGAAGCTCATCCACGCAAACGAAATGCGCCTTGTACCCGTGCTTTGTGTCC